CAAAGAGCCCGAAAAAGCCGGGGAAAAATCCGCAAGACGCACGCCGATGGAACGAAAAAAACGGACGATCATCGAGCGGATGCAAAAGCTGGGGACGTACAAGCCGCAATACATGGAGGCCATCAATCGGACGGCGAAATTGTACGTTCAGATGGACGAGATCGAGGCGGCGTTCGAAAAATCCGGCGGGAACGTAGTCGTCACGCACACCAACAAGGCCGGAGCAAAAAACTTCGTCAAAAACCCTTTCTTACAGGCGAGAGACGAGGTCTACACGCAGCTGCTAGCCCATGAGCGCGAGCTAGGACTTACCCCTGCGGCGCTCAAAAGGATCAACGAGGCGGCTATGGCAAAAGAAAAGAAAAGCACGCTAGGTGAGGCGTTGAAGGCGTTGAGCGGATGATGAGGGGCAAATATGCGGAAACAGTATGGAACTACGTGCAGAGCGTACTCAACGGGGAGCGGATAGCCTGCCGGGATCTGAAGCTTGGGTGTAGGCGATTCGCGGAAATGGTGGAGAGCGGGAAGTACGACATCAAGACCAAGGACGCGGATTTCGTGATTGGGATCATCGAGGCGACGTTCAAACACAGGCAAGGGGAAAACCTAAAGGGAGAGCCAATGCGCGGCAAGCCCTTTTTACTTGAGCCTTGGCAAAAGTTCTGCTTGTACGCCATGCTGATCTTCTTCAAGCCGGGGACGGAGGAGCGGCTGGTAAAAGAGGCGTTTATCTTCATCCCGCGGAAAAACAGCAAAACGCTGTTCGCGGCGGCGATTGCCTACGGGCTGGCGATCCTCGAAAGGGCCAGTGGGGCGAAGGTGTACGTTGTAGGCGCGGCCCTTAAACAGGCCATGGAAAGCTTTGATAACTGGCGCTACAATATCGAAAACAGCCTATACGGCAGCCGAAAAGAGGCGGAGGCGGACGGCTGGAAGATACTCAACAACAGTTTCGGGCACAGTATCAGCCATGAGAATCTGGCGGGAGGCTCCATCAGTCTGAACGCGCTGGCATCCAACCCGGACAAACAGGACTCGTTTAACTGTAATATCGTCATCGCCGACGAAATCCACGCCTACAAAACGCCGAAGCAGTATAACATCCTCAAAGAGGCGACAAAGGCGTACACCAATAAGCTGGTGATCGGTATCACCACGGCGGGCGACGACGGGACGGGCTTTTGTGCACAGCGGTTGGAGTATTGCCGCAAGATCCTCAACGGGACAGTGGAGGACGACGCGTATTTTATCTTCGTGTGCTGCGCCGACGCAGACGAAGACGGAGAAGTAGATTTCACATCGCCGATCCAGCACCAAAAAGCAAACCCAAACTACGGGATCACGATTCGGCCCGCGGACATCATGAACGATGCCCTGCAGGCCCAAAACGACCCGCAGCAGCGAAAGGATTTCTTTGCCAAGTCGCTAAACCGCTTCACGGCGGCGCTCAAGGCGTACTTTGACGTGGAGGAGTTCCGGCGAAGCAACAGGCGGGCGGAGGAAGTGCTGGGAATCAAGCCAGAGTGGCCGACGGAAAGAAAAATGCGGGCACTTGCGGCGCTGCGCGCGGACTGGTATGGCGGAACAGACCTGTCCAAACTGCACGACCTGACGGCGGCGGCGCTGGTGGGACACTATAACGGGATCGATATCATCATCACACATGCATGGTTCCCAATCGTAGCGGCAGCCAAAAAGGCGGACGAGGACAATATTCCCCTGTTCGGCTGGCGGGACGATGGCTGGCTGGATATGTGCAACGCGCCGACCAACGACGCGACGACCGTCGTAAACTGGTACAAGGCCCGGAAAAAGGATGGATTCAAGATCCGCCAAGTCGGGCACGATCGAAAGTTCTGCCGCGAATATTTCCTAGAAATGAAACGGGCGGGCTTCCGAATTGTCGATCAGCCGCAGTACTTTTACAAAAAGAGCGAAGGCTTCCGACACATCGAAAGTCAGGTGAAGAATAATCACCTGTATTACCTAGGAAGCGAGGCATACGAGTACTGTGTGCAAAACGTCCGGGCCATCGAAAAAACGGACGACATGATCCAATACGAGAAGATCCAGCCACAGCACAGGATCGACCTGTTTGACGCGTCGGTCTTTGCGGTGATACGGATGCTGGAAGACATGGAGAGGATAAGCGATGCAAAAAGCTGGTTGGATGAGTAAGTGGGCAAAGGGCAAAAGAAGCAGAGACGCGCCCGCTAAACGGTCTGGGGTGCTGTGCTCGCCGGATGCGTGGACGATCCTGTGCGGGGACGGCTACAAGCCGGTGACAGCATGTCCGGAGGTGCAAATGTGCGCCGGGGTATACGCCGACCTGATCTCCTGCATGACGATCCATCTAATGCAAAATACAGACCGGGGGGACGTGCGGGTGAAAAACGAGCTGGCCAAAAAGCTGGACATAGCGCCAAACGCGAACATGACGCGGGCGACGTTTATGTCCTTGCTGGTGTCAACGTTGATCCTGCGCGGAAATCAGGTAACCATTCCGCAGTACAATGGCGAACTGTTGGAGAACCTGCGGCCTGTGCCGCCGTCCATGACGAGCTTCCGACAAGAGGGCGAGAGCTACAGGGTGCGAGTGGGCGGGCGAGAGTACCGCCCGGACGAAGTGCTGCACTTCCTCCTGCGTCCAGACCCAGAACAGCCGTGGCAAGGGAAAGGCTTTGAGGTGGCGCTACGGGACGTGGTGCGGAGCCTAAGGCAGACAAACGCAACAAAAGAAGCAATTATGAAAAGCCCGGCTCCGTCGATCATCGTCAAGGTGGACGGCCTGACGGAGGAATTCGCCAGCAAGGAGGGCCGTGCAAAACTGCGGGAGCAATATCTGGATGCCAGCGACACGGGGCAGCCGTGGATGATACCGGCGGAGGCTTTCAGCGTGGAACAGGTAAAACCGCTGACACTGAACGATCTGGCAATCAAACAAGGGCTGGAACTGGACAAACGGGCGGTGGCGGCCATGATGGGCGTACCGCCTTTTCTGGTGGGCGTGGGCGAGTTCAAGCGGGAGGAATTCAACTGGTTCGTGTCCACCCGGGTCATGGCCGTAGCAAAGAGCATTGAACAGGAATTGACGAAAAAGCTCCTGTATTCGCCGGATCTGTATTGGCGATTTAACCATCGAAGCCTACTCAATTACGACATCGGCGAGCTGGTCAACGCGGGCAAAGAGATGGTCGACCGCATGGCCCTGCGGCGGAATGAGTGGCGCGACTGGCTGGGCTTTGCGCCAGATCCTGATATGGACGAGCTGCTGGCGCTGGAAAACTACATTCCAGCGAATCGTCTGGGAGATCAAGGCAAACTCGTGGGAGGAGGTGAGAGCGATGAGGAGTGAACGACAGACCCGTGGCGGCGCGACTCGCTTTGAAACGCGGGAGGAAAACGGCAAAAAGAAAATCGAGGGTTACTTTGCCGTGTTCGACAGCAACTACGAGATCTTTGACGGGGCGACGGAAAGCATCGACCGCCACGCCTTTGACGGGACGCTGGACGGAGATATCCGAGCACTGATTGACCACGAGACGCGTCTGGTGCTGGGCCGCACGACGGCTGGCACTATGACGCTGCGAGTGGACGAGCACGGCCTGTGGGGCAGCATCGAGATCAACGAGCAGGACAGCGACGCAATGAACCTGTATGCGCGGGTACAACGGGGCGACGTGAGCCAATGCTCCTTCGGTTTCGACATCCTCCAAGAGCGGACGGACGTGGATCCGGGAACTGGGGCCGTCCATTGGACAATCGAGCGCGTAAAGCTCTACGAGGTGTCCTGCGTAACGTTCCCGGCGTACAAGGAGACCGCCATTTCCGCCCGGGCGGCGGAATATCAGGAAATCCAAAAAAGGCAGATCGAGCTCTGGAAAGAGCGGATGAAAGCGAGGCTGAAAAAAGAATGGCATTGAGACAGGTCATCCTCGGTAAAAAGATCGGGGATCTGAACAAAGAGCTGGCGGCGGAGGAAACAAAAGAGGCCGAACTGCGGGAGCGCAGGGTCGAAATGGAGCGCCGCGAGGCGGAACTGACGGAAGCGGTGGAGGAAGTAACCGAGGAAACCAGCCCGGAAGAAAAGGAAGCGCTGGACGGCGAACTTGCCAAGTACGAGGAGGACGACAAAACGCTGGCAGCGGAGGAAGAAGAACACGAGACCAAGCGACAGGCCATCAAGGCCCAGATTGCGGAGCTGGAAAAGGAGCTGGAAGAAATCAACGAGCGCAGCGCCTCCACCGGCAAAAAGGCGGAAGACCGCAAAGAAAGGAAGGCTGAAAAACCTATGGAGAATCGGAAATTCTTTGGAATGGACGTACAGGAGAGAGACGCATTTTTTGCGCGGGAGGATGTGAAAGGCTTCCTGCGGACGCTGCGCGAAGTAGGCCGCGAAAAGCGGAGCATCACCGGCGGCGATCTGACGATCCCGGACGTGATGCTGGGCATTATCCGACAGCAGACCGCCGAAAGCAGCAAGCTGCTCAAGCATGTAACCGTGCGTCAGGTGCCGGGCACTAGCCGCATGCTGGTGGCGGGCGCTATCCCGGAGGCCGTGTGGACGGAAATGTGCGCCAAGCTCAACGAGCTGGCCCTGACCTTCACAAACGTGGAGATGGACGGTTACAAGGTGGGCGGCTTTATCCCCGTCTGCAATGCGCTCCTTGAGGACAGCGACGTGGCGCTGGCCACGGAGGTACTGACCGCCATTGGCCGGGCCATCGGTCTGGCGCTGGACAAGGCAATCCTGTACGGCACGGGCACCAAAATGCCGCTAGGTATCGTGACCAGACTTGCACAGACCAGCAAGCCCAGCGACTACTCCACCAACGAGCGGACGTGGGCCGATCTGCATACCACCAACCTCAAGGCCATCACCAACAAGACCGGCGTGGAGCTGTTTAAGGAGATCGCGACGATCAGCGGCGCGACCAGAAACGATTACGCCAGTGGTGCGAAGTTCTGGACCATGAACGAGGCGACCAAGCTCAAGCTGACCGTGGAGGCCATGAGCCTCAACAGCGCCGGTGCGCTGGTAACGGGTATGCAGGACGTGATGCCGGTCATCGGCGGCGCGATCGAGACCCTCAACTTCATCCCGGACAACCAGATCATCGGCGGCTACGGCGAGCTGTATGTGCTGGCCGAGCGCGCGGGCGTGCAGCTGGCCACCAGTGAGCACTACCGTTTCGTCGAGGATCAGACCGTATTCCGCGGTACGGCCCGCTACGACGGTAAGCCCGTGATCGCGGAGGGCTTCGTCGGTATCGGCATCGCCGGTACTGCGCCGGACGCTGACGACGTGACCTTTGCCAGCGATACCGCAAACCCTTAAATGCGGCCCTGCAAAAGCTGGAAGTAGGGTCGCTGAGCCTGTCTCCAAAATTTAACCCGGAGACGCTGGAATACACCAGCACCACCACAGGAGCGTCCGCCAAAGTGACCGCCACGGCGGCAAAAGCTGGCGCGAAGATCGAGATCAAAAACGGCGCTACGGCGGTGACCAACGGAGGCTCTGCCACGTGGGCGACCGGCGCTAACGTGCTGACGATCAAGGTGACCTACGGTACGACCGTGCGAACCTACAAGGTGACGGTCACTAAGAGCTAAGAGACGGGAGCGGGCGCGAATAACGCCCGCTCCCCTATTTCCAGAAAGGAGGGCGCACATGGACAAAACGACGGTGCTGTCGCTGGTCAAATCCCGTCTAAACCGCTTACAGAGCGATACCAGTATGGACGACTACCTGCTGGTGCTGATCGACGCGGCGGAGGAAGAACTCAAGCGGACGGGGATCACCATCCGGGAGGGAAGCGCCGACGACGCGTTCCTCCTCACGAATCTGGCCGTGTGGCGATACCAGAACAGGGACAGCGCGGGGGCCATGCCTCCGTGGCTTGCCCAATACCGGCGGGAACGCTGGCTGGCGGAAAGGGCGGTGCATGAGGATGCTCCTTGATAGTGGTATCTGCACTGTGTTTCAGCGGGAGGACGTATCAGAGGGCGGCGGAATGCCGAAATACGAATACACCGTACTGGCAAAGAGCTGGTACGGGGAACTGGACTTTGAGACCGTGCCCGTGAATCCCAACGGGAAACGAGAGGACACGGAGGCCAGCTCGCGGATCCGGATCCTCCAAAATCGAAAGATCGACAACCACGCGGTGGTAGTGCTGGGCGACGTGACCGAACTACCGAAAACCGGCGTGCGCTACGACGTGACGCGGGCCTATCACGGTCACGACGACGATAACGGCCAGCCCATTACCGACCTGACGTTAAAGGCGGTGGAAGCATGACACTGCCGGAGTTTGGGCGGCTGCTGGCGACGGTAGACCCGGACGTTAAGCACCACGTCAGCGCCAAGCGCGGGAACTATACCACGTGGGCCGAGTATGAGCGCATCGACGCTTCGGCGGATGGTATCAATCAGGGCGGATGGAAAGTACAGGTGGAGCGATACACGCGGGACGAGTACGACGAGATCGCGGCGGCGCTCTATGACCTGCTACAGCACCGGGACAACGTGGCCGTGGAGTACCTGATGGACAGCGAGGGCGACGGCGAGGATCTGGTGATTCGCCATCTCTTTGACTGCGAGGTGTGGTGAGATGGCTAATTTCCATGTGCAGGGCATAGACGGCATCGCAAAAGGGCTGGAGCTGCTGGGCCAGAAAACCGGCCCAATGGCGGAGGATATGCTGCACGCGGGCGCGCTGATCCTGATCGGGACGTGGAATCGGGTCATCATTGCCAGAGGCCACGTAGAGACCGGTGCAATGCTGCGGAGCGTCAAGGCGACAAAGCCCAAAATCAACAAGGACGGAAACCTAGAAATCCAAGTCTACCCGCAGGGAGCAGAAAGAAAAGAGCATCGGAAAAAGCCGGTCAGAAACGCCGAAAAGGCGTTTGTGCTGCACTACGGCTGGAAAAGCAAAAAAGGCGACCACTTTGTGGACGAAATCGAAGAATCAGGGACTCCAAAGGCGATAGATGCCATGGAGTACATCATGAGCAAAGAAATTGAAAGGAGTGGACTCTAAATGGCATTTGTGGGCATGAAGCACGTTGTAGCCGCCCCGATCAAAACGGAAGTGGCCGGTCAGGCTGTGACCTATGACGCGGGCGTGGAGATCGGCGCGGCGATCAGTGCGACGGTGACCATCAACCGCAACACCGAGGGCCTGTATGCTAACGACGCGCTCAAGGAGAGCGACAACAGCATCACGGGCGGAACCATTGACCTCAACATTGACGATATCAGCGACGACGCGGCGGAAAAAATCCTAGGGGTCAAAAAGACTGCAGGAGAAAGCCAAACTCCGACGGTCTTCCATGAGACGGGCGAGGCTGCGCCCTATGTGGGCCTTGGCTACTACCGGGTGCGGCGGCTCAACAGCGTTGAGAGCTATCGGGCGTACTGGTATCACAAGACCCAGCTTTCCATGGCCAACGAGACGGCCAACACCAAGGCGGGGAGCATCACGTGGCAGACTCCTACCCTCAACGGCAACATCATGGCCGTGGTCAACGATTCCACCGGCAAAAACAAGTTCCGGGACTACGCAGACTTTACGGAGGAGTCCAAGGCGATTGCGTGGCTGGACACCAAGGCCAACGTGGCGGGGGCTTAAAAATGGCCGAGCTGAAAATGAAAGCGGCGGGGCGCGAGCTGCGCTTCGCCTTTGATCTACAGGCGTGGTTCGACGTGGAGGCGGCCTTCGGAAGCCTGAGCGAAATGAACCGGCGGCTGGAAGAAAACGAGCGGCCAATGGAGGTCAGTATGGAGCTGGCGGCCATCACGGCCACGGCGGGAGACCGGGGGAGCGAGCCTGTGACGGTGGACTGGCTGCGGGAGCACCTGACCCCAAAACAGGCCAGCAAGGCCGCCATGCTGGCGAAAACGGCCTTTGTGGAAGGTATGACCCGGGACGAAGACGAGCCGGAGGGCGCTACGGACGTGGTGCTGGAAGAGCTCGAAAAAAAAACGAACGCCGAAGCCTGAAAGCAATCAGATTCTTGGGCTACGGGCTGACGGCGGGGCTCAGTCGGGCGGAGGCGCTCACTACCCCGCCGTCAATAATCATGGAGCTATATTTGCAGCGGCGGGATTATGACGACCAGCTGCACGGGATCAAGAGAAAGCGCCTTGCGGATTGGAGTGACGAGTAATGGCGGTGCGGGAGATCAAGACCAGCATTGCACTGGACGGCGAACAAGCCTTTAAGCAGGCGCTGGCGGACGCGAGCCGAAATCTGCGCGTTATGGACGCAGACCTGAAAGCGGCTGCGACCGAATTTAAGGTAACGGGCGACGCACAGCAATACTACACGGAGAAAAGTCGGAACCTAAAAGAACAGATCGCCCAGCAGGAGCAGGTCGTGGACGCGCTGGTCAATGCGGTGCGGCAAAGCGCCGCCGTATACGGAAACAACAGTGCGAAAACGGACGAGTGGCGAATCAAGCTGAGCAATGCCACCGCCAAACTGATGACCATGAAAAAAGGCCTCCAAGACACGGACAAGGAGGCGGAGGAGTTTGGGCGGGACAGTAGACGCGTCGGAAAACAGATCGAGGACGGGATCGGAGACGGAGCGGAGGAAGCCAACAAGAGCGTAAAAGACCTAATCGAAAACCTACAGCAGGACATCGGGAGTATCAAGGGGAGCGTAGGCTTTCAGGTGGCTGCTACGGTGACGCAAACCATTTCCAGCGCTGTACAGGGCATGACGGAATTTGTGGAGAGCAACCGTGACTACCGCCGTGTCATGGAGCAATACGAGGTAGCCGCAGAAGCTGGAAAGCACAACAAGGATGCCATGAAAGAGATGCTGTTCAACATGGCGGCGTTCTCGGGCGACTTCGACGGTTCTGTTGAAGCAATGACAAACCTGATGCAAACGGGCCTTACTGCCGACTGGATGGAGAAAGCAACGGATATATTCTCCTATGCTTCGATCATGTTTAAGGACACCCTTAAACTTGAGCAGCTGTCCGGCGACTTCCAGGAGTCGGTGGCGACAGGGAAACCTACGGGCGCATTCGCAAATTTTGTGGAAAAAATGGGCGGGAGCGTCGAGGAACTCGAAAAAGTAATGAGCGACGCGGGAACGACGGAGGCCAAGGCCATTGCGGCGCTGACCTACGTAGCCCCGAAAGGATATAAATCCAATCTGGATTCATACAACGAGAAAACGTCGAGCCTACAGGATGCGGCGAAAGCACAGCTGGAGTTGGCCGACGCGTGGGCCGGAGTCTCGGAAAAGCTGGAGCCGCTGACGACGACAATGACCGTAGAGATGACGGAGGTCGTGAAACTGCTTGGCGACACCATAGACGACCTGATGCCGGTGCTGGAAGACATCGTGGAAAAAATCGGAGCGGTGGCGCGAAAAGCGGTCGGCGTTATCGACGACATTCACGATCTGGGGATCTTTGGGATCTTTGGAACCCACGCGGGAGAGTCGGACGAAGAAGCACGGGCGGCGGTAGAGGGCTCTCTGAAAAATCAGCCAAGTAAAGAAACAATGGAAAAATATCTCCCGAACGACTATGAAGCCCAAAAAGCGGCTATAGCGGCCGGGAAAAGTGCCGGAAGCGAATACGCGAAAGCACTCATCGGAGAGGCGGAGGGCGCGCTGCTGGACGACGAGAGCCTACAGAACGCCATTGACCTGCTGACAAGTGGGTGGACACTGGGCGGAGAGGACGAGGCCGCAAACCGACTGAAACAGCTGGGGCTGACGGACGAGCAGAAACAACAGGTCATCGACGAGATGGGAAAACTGGGGATGGACATGAGCGACAGTCTGGACACGTCGCTGACCGACGGGATGAATACAGCCGGGGCGAATGCCGCCGTGGCGGGCCAGAACGTGGGGATCAGCGCCCAAAACGGGATGAGTAAGGGATTCGCGGCGGCGTATATTACGACGGTGGACTGGGTCAACCGTATCAATGCGGCGGCGGCCAGCCTTGGGAGCGGGCTGGGGGCCGTGCCATCGTACAGCCTGAGTAACGGCGGATACTTCGGCGGGGCGCTGGGGCGGAACCGCCTGAGCGTGACAATCCCGCTGAATATCAACGGGCGCGAGGTGGCGCGGGCCACGGCCAGCGATATCAGCGCCATACAGGGCCAACAGTCGAGCCGCGCGTCTCGGCTGCCGTAAGGAGGGAGCGAGATGAGGTTTAACGGCGTGGACGTGCGGGACATCCACCCGCGGATCAGTATCAGTAAGGAGATCCCGCCGGGCTGCCCGGAGCGGACGGTGGAGACCGTCCAAGGATGGGACGGCGAGACCTTCGCGGCGGTGCGGACGGAACAAGGGGAGTATGTGGCGCGGATCAATATTGCCTGTCGGACGCGGGACGACGCGTGGGAGGCCCGGTCGCGGCTGGCCCGATGGGCTGCCAGTTCCGGGGACGGCGTGGGAGAGCTGGAGCCGACCCACTGGCCGGGGAAAGCCTACGAGGCGGTGCTGGGAAGTATCTCCGCGCCGGAGTTTACCTTCGGCTTTGCCACGGTGGACGTGACGTTCATCCTCCCCCGCCCCTATGCCCATGACACCTATATCAGCCGGGCCAGCGGGACGGGAGGCGCGGAAATGGCCGTCAGCGGGGACGGGGTATGCCGCCCCACTATCCGCCAGACCCTCGCGGCGAAAAGCGACGGGCTGGTGTGGAAACTGGACGGGAAAGCCTTTCTGACGCTGGTGGGGACGCTCACGGCGGAGGCGGTTGTGGAGATGGACACCAAGGGCGGGAGCCTGACCGTAAACGGATCCCACGCGGAGAGCCTGATCGACTATACGGCCAGTCTGTGGCGGCCCGGCTTTACGCCGGGGGTACACAAGATCACCAGCACGGACGGCGGCCAAATGGAAGCGAGTTGGCGGAACGAATGGATGTAGTGTATATCTTCGACGCGGCGCGGAGGGTGCGGAAAGTGCTGCCCGGAGGCGTGAGTGAGCTCGTCCACAAGGAGGAAGACTATGAGCTGGAGGCCGAGGTCACCATGGGCGCAGGCGTGCGCCCGGGGGAATTTCTCGGCTTTAGGTGTGTGGACGGGCGTTTCCGCCTCTTTGAGGTGGACGAGACGGAGGAGGACGACCTGCTGGCCGTGACGCGGATCACCGCCACGGACGCGGCGGCGGCGGAACTGACGGAAAAGGTGATCGAACACGTGGAGCTGACGGACAGCGCCCCGGCGGACGGTGCGGCGGCGCTGCTGGCGGGGACGGCGTGGGAGATCCGGGCCACCGCTGCCGGGAAGCGGAAAGCCACACTGACGGTGTATTACCAGACGGCGTGGGAAGCGTTGCGGGACATGGCGACGGCGTGCGCGGTGCGGGTCGTGCCCTATTACGATTTCAGCGGCGGAGCCATCACGGCCCGCTGCATTGACCTACAGGAGATGGAGCCCATCTTCCGGGGCCGTATCTTCGACAGCGCCACCGACGCGGGGAGCGTGTATCTGACCCGGACGGGGAGCCCCTGCACGGTGGCCTACGGCGTGGGTAAGGCCACCGGCGAAGGAAACGACCCGTCCCGGCTGACCATTGCGGGCGTGACGTGGAGCAAGGCGGGCGGAGACCCGGCGGACAAACCGTCCGGCCAGACGTGGATCGCCGACGAGGCCGCGCTGGCCAAGTACGGGCGGAAAGAAATGGTCTTCAGCGACCAACAGATCACAGACGCGGGCGAACTGCTGGAAAAGACGTGGGAGGCGCTGGAAGCCCAGCGGGAACCCATCATCGGCGGGACGGCCACTGTTCAAGATATGGAGATGCTGCCCGGCCAGAGCCACCGTAAGATCCGGCTCTACGATCTGGTGGCGGTCATCACCAGACAGGGGGAGACATTTACCAGCCAAGTGGTGGACATCGAGCGCGACTACGTGCGCCCGGAGGAGACCAAGATCAAGCTGGGCGCGGAGAAGGACGAGTGGAAAAAGAGCCTGACAAAACAGATCGCCAGCATCAAGAGCGACCTTGCCAAGGCCCGGGGCGGCGCTGGCCGGGCCGGGAACAGCGCTGAGAAGAATAAGGAGCTGATCGTGGAGAACATGGACTTGATCCGCCTCCACACCATCGCCATAAACGAGCAGGCCAACAAGATCAGCGAGACGGAAATCAAGCTGGAAAAGGCCACGGTGCGGATCACGGCCAATGAAAAGCTCCTAGCCAGCCAAGGGGAGCGTCTGAGCAGCACGGAGATCCTGCTCAACGGCTCGGATACCACCATCGGCCTTGTGGCCAAGGTGGAAGCCAACGGCGAGGCGATATCGTCCGCCAACATCCGCATAGACGGTCAGGCCGCCGAGATCCAGCTGAAGGTATCCAAAAACGGCGTGATCTCTTCCATCAACCAGACCAGCGAAAGCATCACCATCAGCGCCAACAAAGTCAACCTCAAGGGATACGTGACGGCCAGCGATCTGAGCGCGGAAGTGGCCAACATCAACAAGTTTTTCGCGGGGACGGCTCAAGCCAAGCGGATGGACATCAACAATCTGACCACACAGACCTTTCAGGCGACCAACGTGTCGCTTATCAACTACGACTGCGGATGGAAAACCAAGACCTTTGTAACAGGCGTTTCGTTCCCACGCTACGTGGAAGGAACGATCTACTACAAAGACCAGAACGGGAGCAATGCCCACATGACCGTCCTCACCCCCAAAAAGAACTCCAACGGGAGCGTGTCATCCAAGGAAGTTGTGTATTTAGGGAGGGCCATAGACGACTGATGAAAGAGATCATTGAGAACGTCATCCAAGCGCTGAACAAGGTGGACACCCACGGGGAAAACAGTCTCAACTACCTGCTGGCCAGCATCCAGACATTGCGGGAGTTGCTGAAAACCATAACGGAGGCGAGCCGAAATGAAAATCAAGACGAGTAAGGGACACGAATACGAAGCGGCCTATCTGGGCGGGCCGACACAGCTCGGAGACCTCGTGATGCTCCAATACGCGGACGGGCGGCGGCTGCCGGAGATCGCCGCGGAATTTGACGGGCTGGACTGGCTGGAGCGGATCGACGAGGATCAGGGAAACAAGCACTTCGCGGGCTACTCCCGGCTCAACGGGATCAGCCGAAACGGCGCAAACGTGCTGGTCGAGCTGGCGAAGGAGGGATGACCATGGCGGAGAGCGTTGCGCGGGTAGCGCGGTATGAAATCGAGCTGAACGACCCGCTGGTCAATCTCAACGTGCCGGGGCTGCTCATCCAGAACGACAAGCTGGCGGACACGGTGGTGCTGGCCGTCACCAAGGGCGGACAGGCGGCGACCCTGACCGGGGCGACGGCATTCGGCGAGTTTGAGCGCCCCGTGGACGGGGCGAAGATCCGCTGTGCCGGGACGGTCAGCGGCGGGACGATCACCATCCCCCTGCTGGATCAGTGCTACAAGTACGCCGGGAGCTTCGTCCTCATCATCCGCTGTAACGACGGGAGCCGGGAGCGGAGCCTGATGCGGCTGTCCGGCTATGTGGAGCGGGGCGGCGACGGCGTTATCATCGACCCCAGCGGCTCCATCCCAAGCTACGGCGATCTGGAACAGGCCATTGCCAACTGTAACGCCGCGGCGGCTGCGGCCACGGCGGCAAAAAATGAACTCCTACAGGCCAAGGCAGACGGCGAGTTCACCGGCCCTCAAGGGCCTCAAGGCCCCACCGGCCCACAGGGAGCGACCGGCCCACAGGGAGCGACGGGCGCGACCCCAAACCTCACCATGGGGACGGTGACCACCGGAGCACCGGGGACACAGGCCAGCGCCAGCTTTACCGGGACGGCGGAGGAGCCGGTGCTGAATCTGGTGATTCCACGGGGCGACACGGGCGCGGTGGACGGTGTGGACTACTACGAGGGTACGCCGGAGGCGCTGGGGACAGCGTCGCCCGGTACGGCCAACGGGCTGTCGCGCGGTAACCACGTCCACCCCATGCCGACGGCGGATCAGATCACGGTCGCGTCCGGGGAGAGTCAGACAGTGGGAGCCAGCCTGACAAGCATCAAAGATACCGTGGCCGCAAAGGTAGCCACGGTGAATGGGAAAAGCCCGGAGAACGGCGCGGTCACGTTGGGCGCGGCGGATATCGCCGCTGCGGACGGAGAGACGGTACAGGCCAAGCTGGCGGCGCTGGAGGCGCGGCCACAGGGCGGAGCCACCGAACATACCGCCACCCTGACGGCGGCGGGCTGGACGGGCGACAGCGCTCCATACACCCAGACCGTGACCGTGACGGGGCTGGCGGCGGACGCTCACCTGATCGTGGGCCTAGCGCCGACGGTAACGGCGGAAGAGATGGAAGCGGCTGCCGCCGCCATGCTGCTGGCCACGGCTCAGGCGGCGGGAAGTATCACCGTCAGCGCCTTTGGCGACAAACCGGAGGCGGCGCTGCCGATCCTCATCATGGAGGTGGGATGACATGAGCATTATCAGTTACTTTCCCGGCGGGAACGCCGGGGGCGGAACAGGAATGCCGGAGTACACGTACACAGGTAACGCCTCCTTGATCGACGACGGAGGCGGAAACTGGCGGATCAAGCTGCTCACCAGCGGGACGCTGACCTTTACCAAGTTGGGGAACGCCAAGGGCGGAGTAGATGTATTCTGCGTCGGCGGCGGAGCTTCCGGCGGCGGCGTTGGCTTCGGCGGGGGCGGAGGTTACACGGCGACCGAGACCAAGACCGTCTCCAAGGGAGTGGCCTACCCAGTCGTGATCGGCGCGGGAGGCGCTGGCGTGGCCGGGAACGCCAGCGTAAAGGGAAACGACGGTGGGACAACGTCCGCGCTGGGTGTATCCGCTAATGGAGGACAAGGTGGAAAATCGTGGAGCCAACAGGGAGCCGGTGAAGGAAGCGGAGGTGCATCCGGCGGCGGAGCCACGGGCGGGAAAGCCGGACAAGGGAACGTGGCGGGCGGCGCTGGCGGCGCGGACGGTGCCGACGGCGGAGCCTCCCAGTACTGGTCTGGCGGAGCCGGACAGGGGACGACGACGCGGGAATTCGGCGAGTCCACAGGCGACTTGTACGCGGGCGGCGGCGGCGGATGGGGCTCGACCGTCGGGGCCGGTGGTAATGGCGGAGGCGGCGCGGGTAATGGTACAAGTGGAGAAACCAATACAGGCGGCGGAGGCGGAGCCGCTAACGGAACGACCACCGGCGCGGGCGGCTCGGGGATCGTCATCATCCGAAACCACAGAGGGTAAAAAAATGAACTATGCATTGATTGAAAACGGAGTCGTGACCAACATTATCTGGCTCTACTCGGCCAATGCGGAGGACTTCCCGTCCGCCGTGCCATGCGGAGACTTGCCAGTGGCCATCGGCGACACCTACGACGGGACGGACTTCTACCGGGACGGGGAGCGCGTCCTGACGGCTTTGGAACAGGCCCAGAAGGACGCGGAGGACATGCAGGCGGCGCTTGAGCTGCTGGGCGTGACCACAGAACAGGAGGTGGAATAAGTGGGAAAGTTTTATGAAGCGGCGAAGATCGTCCGGGCGACGATGGACAAGGCCGGGGCCATGCTGACGGACGAACAGGCGCTGACCGTGCCGGGACTGTTCCCGGATTGGGATGAGGAAGCCGCCTATGCCGTGGGAGACCGGGTGCGCTACAGCGGCGAACTGTACCGATGCCTAACGGCACACACAGCACAAGCCACATGGACACCCACCGACGCGCCAAGCCTGTGGGCCAAGGTGCTGACCGACCCCAGCGGCACTATCCTGCCATGGGTACAGCCGGACAGCACCAACCCATACGCCAAGGGAGACAAGGTAACGCACAACGGCAAGACGTGGGAAAGCCTTGTAGACAATAATGTTTGGGAGCCGGGCGCAGTCGGAACGGAAAGCCTGTGGAAGGAAGTGACGGCATGATCGGCTTTGTGGTCGGCTTTGTGGTAGGCGGGATCGTCGGCTTTGTTGTGGCCGCACTGCTGGCGGCGGGAAGGAGCGAGCTATGACCGGCGAGAGAGCTGCTGCCTTTGCCCGGTCGAAGATCGGACAGGGGTATATCTACGGGGCCAAGGGCCAGACGTGCACAGCGGCCTTCCGGCGGCAGCAGGCAGCCCAATACCCCGATCAGGCCCAGAACATCCTTGTCACCGGGGCCAAGTGGGACGGGCGGCCTGTGTGGGACTGCGCCCAACTGACCCGCTTTTCCGCCAAGGCGGCGGGGGTGGAGCTGCCCAGCGGGGCCACCAGCCAGTGGCGGAAAGGCCCGTGGAAGCGCAAGGGCACCATCGACAGCCTGCCGGAGGGCGAGGTGGTGTACCTGTACCGCCAGAAAGGCTCCATCATGCAGCACACCGGCCTTGCGCTGGGGGACGGCACCTGCGTCCATGCCAGGGGTACGGCCTACGGCGTGGTGCATCAGCCGGTCAGGGATTACCCGTGGACGCACTGGGCCAGCCCGTGGGAGGCGGAAAGCGCTCCCCAGCCGGTGGAACCATTAGGCCCCATGACGGAGGCCACCGTGTACGCCGAAAACGGTCTGCCCGTGAAGCTGCGGAACAAGCCCAGTCAGGGCGAAAACCTGTACTGGCACGTGCGGAGCGACACACCTGTTACTATCCGCCAGCCGGGCGAGGAATGGTCACAGATCACGGCGCTGTGCACCGACGGAATCCGGCGGACGGGGTGGATGATGTCGCGGTTTTTGGTACAAGGATGAAACTATGTACCATTAAATCAAGAAAATATGAAAGTTCATGCCGGAAAGGAGGTGAGAACGAAATGACTACAAGCGAAATCATCTCCTTTGCGGCTATGATCGTCGCCCTGCTGATGCTGATCCTCACAGGCCGCCGGGACACGAGGGGCGGAGCGTCCGAGCAGGGCGAGGTCAAGAGCACCCTCCGGGGTATCGCTAACGGAGTGGACGACATCCGGGTGGAACAGCGGGCCATGCGAAACGATATCGTCAATCTCTCCGTTCGGGTGGGGAAGGTGGAGGAAAGCGCGAAATCCGCCCATCACAGGATCGACGCGCACGAAACAAGGCTGAACAAATTGGAAAGCGAGGAGCAGAAAAAATGAGGAAGATCATGGTATGGTTGCTGGCACTGGTGCTCCTGCTCACGCCCGTCTGGGCGCTGGCGGAGGAAAGCATCCTAAAACAGGTGGATTGGACGCAGGTGGTCGTCTCGATCATCGGCGCGCTGGCGGCGGCTATGTCCGCCCTGCTGGCGCGGGTATGGATGCGCTACGTGCGCCCGTGGCTGGAGAAGCGGGATATGATCGACGCGGCGAAGATCGCCGTGGAAGCCGCGGAAGCCATGCTGGGCCGGTATCTCGGGGAAGACAAATGGGCATATGCTTTAAACAGAATGAAAGATATGGGATTTAACATCGAATCGGAGGTCGTCTTGGACGCGCTGAAAGCCGCGTGGAAACAGCTCGATTTGAAGCAGCTCGCCTCCGGGGAGAAGACGAAACCGCCTGAGGAAGCCTCCGCTGCCGATCCTGCCGAGGCCGCGGAGGGCTAACCCATGGAGCACGGGCGGCAGGATTACGAGAGGGTCATTGATCTGTGGGTGCGCTCAGAGCGCGACCGCAGGGCGCTGAAACGTAAATACCTCGACGGCATCTGCTACGAGCAGATCGCCGACGAGCTCGGAATCAGCCCTAGAACCGTGCAGAACATCGTCAACAGGTGGCGGGGAACAGTAGAACGCCACCTGTAAAAACCAACGCCGGGGATTATTCCCCGGCGTTATTTTTTTTCCTCAAGTAGCGCTCATGAGCCTGAACCTTGCGTTTTTCTATCTGCTCCGGGGTGCGATTCGCCCAACGCTCGCGGGCCTTTGCGTTGCGCTGTTCTTTTTGCTCCGGGGTGCGCTGGGCGTAGCGCTTTTTGTCGTACTCCCGGTGCTTTTCCTTCCGCGACAGATCATACTGGATCTTGTATTGCTTCTTGCCCTTCTGGCGACAGCCCTCGGAACAGTATAGCGGCTTGCCGATGGCGTAAAATTCCTTGCCACAGACGGTGCAGGTATGCGGAAGGGGGACGGCCCGGCTGCGCTCGTTCAGGACGGCCATTTTCTGCTCACGGGACTTTTTGCTGCAGTTCTCCCGGACAACGGCGGTGGCGCACGCCTTACAGTAGCGTTGCGAGCCGGATTCCACGGTGTATTTTCCGCCGCACGCCTCGCAGATGTCCGTGCTGCCGATCTCCCGAACTTTCCCGTCTCTCTTGCGCTGGCGGTATTCCACGTTATTCCTGCGGTTGGCCTCCTTCTGGCACTCCGGGCAGCGGGTCACCCTAATGTGCCCGGTAAGTTCGCGGCCGCAGTCGCGGCAAAAGGGAACTGGGCTCCATGTGGAGACTTTAGCAGAGGTCTCCGAGTCGGGGAGAACTGACCAGCCACGGACGGTGCGGGCGGTGCCAGTGACCTGAGTAAAGGCGCTGGCGGCGGTGTCGATGTTTGGGAAATCCTCTGGATGATCGCGGAGGAACTGCCTGAGATTGGAGACCCCGTAGACTTCCCCGGAGGGGGAACGAAGCGTCCAGAAATTGCGATTTTTCTTGGGCGGCGAAGCGATCATCTCTCCGTCCATGGTTTGCCGGTACACGACTATCCAGCCGCTTGCCGCGCTTCCAATGTAGAGCCCATGGACGGCGACTTTTGCGTTGGGGAATTCCTCCGGGTGCGCCTTAACAAAGTCGCTGAGGGAGTATGTCCTGTAGAGATCGCCGGAAGGCGAGCGAAGCACCCAGTACTTGTAGCGGCGATTAGACATCGTGCGTCTCCTTTCGTTTGGCGTAGCGCTCGCGGGCCTTTGCGTTGCGCTGTTCCTTTTCCTCCGGCGTAAGTTTGGCGTAGCGGGCCTTTGCGTCCTCCCGGCGCTTATCCCGCCGCTCCTGATCGTAGCGGGTCTGATATTCCTTCCGGGCCTTCTGGCGGCAATCCTCGGAGCAGTAGAGAGGTTCGCCGGTCGAGTAAAACGTCTTGCCGCAGACGGTGCAGGTATGCGGCAGAGGAACGACCCGGCGGGCCTCGTTCTTGCCGTCCCGCTTCCCCTGGTCGGCATAGGCGGCCTGATTCCACTCGCGGGAGCTTTGGTTGCGCTGCTCCTTGATGGCGGCGGGGGCGCAGGCCTTACAATAGCGCTGCAGGCCCGATTCCACGGTATACGCCGCCCCGCACCGCTCGCAGATCGCCGTGCTGCCGATCTCCCGCGCCTGCCCGGCCAGCTTGCGCTGACGATACTCCGCGTTATGCCTGCGGTCGGCTTCTGCCTGACACTCAGGGCAGCGGATGGTCTTGATATGCCCGGTGTATTCCCTGCCGCAGTCGCTGCAGGTCAGGAGCTTGTAACAGCGCCATTTGCGCCACGTGGTGATTTGGGCGGAGGAGACAGGATTGGGGAGCACTGACCAGCCGCAGACGGTGCGGGTCGTGCCGGAGGCCTGTGTAAAGGCGCAGGAGGCGGCGGACGGATTTGGGAAATCCTCCGGGTGGTCTAAAAGAAACTGGGTAAGATTGGCCGCGCCGTAGACCTCCCCGGAGGGGGAGAGAAGCGTCCAGAAGGTGCGGTTTTGGTGGTGGGGCGGCAGAACAAGCTCCCCGTCCTCCGTCTGGCGGGAGACCACATCCCAGCCGTAAACTCCGCAGGAATAGAACTGATGTATGGCGAACGGGGCGTTGGGAAACTCGTCCGGGTGAGCCTTGACAAAGTCGCTGATGGAATCCGTCCTGTACAGGTCGCCGGTGGGAGAGCGAAGCACCCAGCACTTATAGCGGCGCTTAGACATCGTCAGCCTCCATGGAGTTGACGGCGGCGTAGGCGATCAGCTGCAGCGCCCAAGGGGAGGCCGTGCGGTGGTTGCTGTCAGAGTTAGCCGTCCAGCAGGTGGCCGTCCGCTCCGGGATGTTAAGACGCAGCGCAAGACCGCGAATAGACAGGCCGCAGGCACCCGCGATGGCGCGAAAGTCGCCGCCGCCGTGAACGATGGCGTGAATGGCCGTCAGGATGCGCACTGCGTCCTCCGGGCTGGCGAAGTCGACGGAGCCGCCGCACTCCGCCATGAAGAGTTCGGCGGTGTCGCACTCGCTCGCGTCGATGTAGAGCCGGTGGAAGTCTTGGAAAGTCATGGGTCAGTCCTCCTTAATCGTTTTTGCCGTCGGAATAGGCCTGATGAAGCAGCCGCATGACCTGGCCGATGTGCTCGGCGGTGTACCTGCCCCACCAGTCCTCCGGGATACGCTCCATCACCCGGCGGCAGGTGGTGGGATAGGCACGCAGGCCGCTGTATTCCTTGGCCTGCTCGACCTTCAGCACACTTCGACGCTCCCCGGCGGTAAGTGCTTCCCATGCCTCCCGGGTCAGTGTTTCTTTTGTCGCGTTGGTTCCCATCGTGTCCTCCTTCTGCCCTCGTGACCTTCGGGGCGGAACCTCATCACAATGTAGCACCGTAATATATTTGAATGTTGCCATCAGCGTCGGCAACAAGCGTGTAACGACACTTGTCATCATGGTCGTCCTGCTGCCAGCATCCATGCTCGCAATGCGGATCCCCGTCCGGCTGCCAGCTGTCAGGCTCGTAATACGGCTCGCCATCAATGACGAGATCGGTTATCTCGTCATTATTCTCCAGCAGCCAATCGTTGACCATATCTTTAACATCATCGGGAGTCCAGAGATTCTGCGGGTAATGATTGTAAGTCATTTTTACTTCCTCCTTTTTGCTGTGTGTTAGATGGTTTTGGGTTGATAAGTTGCGTGGAAGACATAATCCTCTAACGCTGCGCGGAAGTCCGGGTTAGTCAGATATTGGATGGCGATTTCCACTTGTGCAACCTGTTCGCCGGTTGCGCCGTTTTGCTGTGCCACGGCTACCGCGGCTTTTATCAGATCGTTCGGGCTCATAGTATATCTCCCTTCCAGTGAGTACATTATAGCATGGAGTTTCCGTGTTTCCAGATGGTTCATCAGATTTGGCGGCTGATTGTAGGATTCTTCGACATAATATCGGACATTTCCATTGGCCGTGACGCTGTCGGCGATCGTTTCGCCTTTTTTGCCGGGCTTTGGCCCGTCCGGCGGGGGCTTGTGGTATGGTCAGCAGACCGGCACGGCGTCGGGCTTGGGTACGATGACTTCCCAGCCGTCCGGCGTGGTGATGCGGCCGCGGCTGATGATGACTTGCACGTCGTCCGCCTTGTAGATGTTGGGCTTGTGCCAGCCCTGCCAGTTATCCCAGTATTCGCGGTTGCGGGTGGCGATGCACTTAGCGCCGCGGAGGGTATCGCTGGCTCCGTAGCAGCAGGTCTCATACTGTCCGCCGATGATGTAGTAGTTGCGGTTGATGTTGGTGGTGATCTTGCTATCCATGGTCTCTATCTCCTATGCCCGGCGGCTTTCCCCGCCTGCGGCCCCTCTTGATTACGTGCTTATTATAATACGCATTGCGTATTATGTCAACACTTTTTTTGAAAAAAGTTGCATGAAATTTGCGGCGGGCTTGCCCGAAATTTGCCCCTTCCTTTCATGGCGCTCTCTCCCCTTCTGTGGGAAGATATCCCCAGAAGGGAGCGTGAAAACATGGCGAATTTCCCACCCTACCAAATGCCACAGACCTACCAGCCGCCCATGTATCAGGCGGCGTATCAACAGCCCGCCTATCAGCCCGCCCAACAGGCCCAGAGCGGCCTCAGCGGGCGCATGGTCACCAGCCGGGAGGAGGCGCTGGGCGTGCCGGTGGATTTCATGGGCGGATTGATGATCTTCCCGGACGTGAGCCACGGCGCGATCTACACCAAGCTGTTTAACAGCCAGACGGGCCAGACCGATTTTGCGGAGTACCGGCGGGTCGCCCGGCCAGAGCCCAAAACAGAGGCCCCGGAGGCCTACGCGCTGGAGAGCGACGTGAAGGCCCTGCGGGATCAGGTGGCGGAGCTGACGGGCCAGATCGACGCGCTCAAGACGCGCCGCCGCGCTCAGAAGGAGGCGGCGACGGATGAATAACCCCATCATGATGCTTTTGCAGGCCGCACAGGGCGGCGGCGACCCCATCCAGATCCTCAGCCAGCTGGCCGGGAATGACCCCATGATGGCCCAAGCCCTCAAAATGGTACAGGGTAAGACTCCCGACCAGCTGCGCCGGATGGCGGAGAACATGGCCCGGGAGCGGGGGACGAGCCCGGAGGCGATCCTCCGGGGTCTGGGTATCAGATCATGAAGCACCCGCGGGAGCGCGCGGCCCGCGCTGCGAATATAAGATAAGGAGCGATAACACTATGGCGGATAATGATTTTTCCAGCGGCTACGCGGTAGGCGTAAGCGAGGGCCGAAACAACTCCAACGGGATGTTCGGCGATGGAAACTGGCTCTGGATCATCGTGGTCTTTGCCCTGCTGTTTGGCTGGGGTAACGGCGGCTTCGGCGGTAACCGGGGCGGACAGGGCTCGGCGATGGACGGCTACGTCCTCACCAGCGACTTTGCAAACATCGAACGGAAGATCGACGGAGTCAACAACGGACTCTGCGACGGCCTCTATGCTCAGGCTCAGCTGGTAAACGGTGTTCAGCAAAGCATGGCCAACGGCTTTGCTCAGGCGGAGCTTTCTCGTTCCAACCAGCAGGCGGCCCTCATGCACCAGCTCTACACCATGGGCGCGGCCAATCAGCAGTGCTGCTGTGAGACCCAGCGCCAGATGGAGCGGGGCTTCGCGGACATCAACTACAACATGGCGACGCAGGCGTGCGACACCCGCAACACCGTCCAGACGGCGGCCCGGGATATCATCGACGCGCAGAACGCCGGTACCCGCGCCGTGCTGGATTTCCTGACGCAGGACAAGCTGGCGACCCTACAGGACGAGAACCAGTCTCTCAAGCTGGCGGCCAGTCAGGCCAACCAGAACAACTATCTGGCGGGCGTGATGAGCCAGGAGACCAACCGGATCATCAACCGCGTGGCCGGCTGCGGCTGTAACTCGGGCTATAACGGCTGCGGCTGCTGCTGATCCCCGTAAGGGTGACAATTCGGGGCGGGAGTAATCCCGCCCCTGAGAAAGGAATGAACATCATGGCCTGTAAAACTGTTTGTCGGCTCTGTGACCGGCTGGTGATCTCTCAGGCGGTCACCTTCGCGGGCGGGACGCTGACCATCAACCTCCCGGCGGGGAACTACAGAGACGGTCAGAAGTACTGTATCGTTGTGGCTCAGTCCATCCCGGACACCGCCACCATCAACGCGCCCGTAGTCGTCACCATCGGCACGGGGACGGCCCAGTACCCGCTGACAAAGTGCAACTGCGCACAGGTAACGGCCTGCGGCATCCGCACGCGCACCAAGTACTCTACCGTCGTCGTCACCACGGCCACCGGCGGGACGTTCCGCTTGCTGGGCCGCCCGGCTTGCGCGCCGAACAACGCCCTTGAGTCCATCAACGGGACGGCTCCCGCCACTGAGGCAGGAGGTGGCACGACGTGAATGGTATCACCATGAGGATGCTCACCCGCCCCCGCGAGGAGGGAGAGGAGGAACGCCGCCCGGAGGAGACTCGCAGACGGAGGGAACGCGACTGGCCGGAAGAGCGGCGCACGGAGGCCTACGGCTACCCGATGGAGCGCCGCATGACGGCGGATCCCTATCGGCATCAGCCGGACTACACGGAGCCGCCACGGGCGGGTCTCTATGACGGAGGCCGCCTCGGATTCGGAGCCGCCCACTACGACGGCGGCATGATTCGCGCGGACGATCACAAGCCAACGGCTATCAAGGCCACCGGCACGGTCTGGATGGACTCCCCCACAGCGGCGGAGGAAGAAACCGGCGAGATCGACCAAGAGTCGGCCATGCGCTGGGTGCAGAGCATGGAGGGGACGGATCCCAACCATCCCCGCGGCGGCAAGTGGTCGCCCGAAGCGCTGAAACCTCTGGCGCAAAAGGAGGGCTTTCCCACCGACGGCCCGGAGTTCTGGGCCTTCTACGCGGTGGCCAACGCCATGTACAGCGATTACGCCGCCACGGCAAAGCGCTACGGCATCCACAGCCCGGATTTCTACGCCGATATGGCCGCCGACTTCATCCGAGACTCGGACGCACAGCCGGACAAGGTCGAGCGCTATCTGCGCTATATCGTCCGCAAATAGCAAGACCCCCTGCCACATCGGCAGGGGGAATTTTTACGACGCCAGTTGAAATATCGCGCATCCATGATATAATAGGAAAGTCATGCAAGACTCCGTTGCTCTGGTGCAAAGGTTCGGATTATGCCGGGCTTGGTGTACCACATCCACCAAACCCGAACCAGAAATCTCATCCCCACGGCCCGCCAGATTGTAGGCCACGAGGATAGAGACCTTCTGGTTCGGGTTTTGTTGTACCACGATCTTATTCACCAGCATATCAATGACATTCCGCATATAGTCCTCATCCTCCAAACACCCATCCGCAAAACAGGATAACCACCGCAGGATATCCACCTCCGTCAGCTCGGGCGCGCCGCGCTGCTCATCGGCCAGCTCGGCGGCGATGCTGGCTTTGCGCCCCTCCAGCTCGTTGATGCGCCCCACCAGCGTGGCGGAGACCGCGCCCTGCTCCACCATGCGCAGGAGGTTGTCCAGCGAGCGCGTCACCTCGTCCAACTGGCGGCGGAGGGACACGGCGGCGCTGTCGTCCTCGGCCTGACGCTGATATTCAGCCGCGGCGGCGTGGGCCAGTGCCTTGATGTTGCCCGGGCTTAACAGCGCCCGGGCGTGCTCCACCACCAGCCGCTCCAAGTCGTCCTTGCGGAGGGTGGGCATCTTGCACCCGAGGCGGCGCTTGCGCCCGCTGCACGCGTAGTAGTAGTACCGCGTCCCGGAGTGGTTGTGGCCGCTCTCCCCCGCCATGGGCTTGCCGCACGCGCCACAGTAGAGCTTCGTGCTCAGGAGGTAATTGATCGTGGCCTTGGTGCGCCCGGGGGCCGTCGTGTTTTTGCGGAGCCGCTCCTGTACACGGCGGAAGGTGCCGGGGTCGACGATGGGCGGGACTTGCCCCACCAGCTCCACCTCGCCATTATAATGATAGGTGCCGATGTACTTCCTGTTGGATAGCAGGGCGTTAAAGGACGAGCGGTTGAACGCCTTCCCGGCCCGGGTGCGATAGCCCTGCGCGTTCAGCTCGTCCGCGATCCGGGCGAGGCTCATGCCATCGGCGTAGCGCTCAAAGGCCAGCCGGACGGCGGGCGCGGTGGCCGGGTCGATCTGTAGCCGCTTATCAACGGACACATAGCCAAGCGGGATGGTGCCGCCGGTGGACAGGGCCTTGGTGGCGTTCTCGTGCATTCCTCTCGTCACGTCCTGTGCCAACGACTTGCTATAGAACTCGTCGAGGCTCTCAAAAATGCCCTCGATCAGCGCGCCCTCCGGGTTGGCGCTGATGGGCTCGCACGCGCTGACCACCTTCACGCCGTTCTGCCGGAGTCGGGCCTTGTAGACGGCACTGTCGTACCGATTCCGGGCGAATCGGCTGAACTTGTAGACGATGACCACGTCAAAGCCCCGGCGGCTGCTGTCCCGGATCATCCGCTGGAAATCCTCCCGGCGCTCCACGTCCCGGCTGGCGGACAGGGCGCGGTCGGTGTACGTGTCCACGACCTCGTAGCCCTCCCGTGCCGCGAACTCCTGACAGACCCGGAGCTGCCCCTCGATGCTGATCTCCTGCTGCTTCTCCGAGGAGTAACGGGCGTAGATAACAGCTTTCATACGCTCACCCTCTGACCGGCGAGCCGATCGCCGCGTGGCCGTAGCGGATCAATCCACGATCCCCGCCGGTCACGTCCCAAGCAAACCATAGACAGATGACGACCAAGATCACAAGCAAGGCCAGCGCCACCACGCGCCAGACGCGCATTTGCTTTACTTCGGCGCGGAGGTGCTGCTCCCGCGCCTCGATCTCCGCGGCGTGGGCCTCTTTCAGGTTTTCCAGCGTGACGGCGGCATTCCGTTCCATTACTTCCATTTCACGACGGTGGGCGGCCTTCATGTCGGGGACGTACTCGCTGCCATAGCTGGGCTCGGGCTGGGGATCCTCCACTTCCTCCGGCGGAGGATCCAGCGGAATACCCAGCGCCGAACAGATCGAGAAGACCCGGTCAAAGGCGGGAACCGTCGAAGTATTCAAAAAGTTGTCGATGGTGCCTTTCGAGTTTATGGTCAGATCAGCCAGTTTTTGGGAGGATATGCCCTGCCGGGCCATTTCCGCCCTGACGTGCTCCCGGAGCGCGTCCATATCATACGGCTGCATAGGATCCTGTTCGGTTTTGTCCATGTTTCTGTCCTCTTTCCCCTAGAAAAATTTGTCGAACGCTGGCGACCGCCAGAAAGATGGGATTGCGTCCGCGCATAACGACGTGATACACCAGTATCAGCAACGGCCAGCGCTTGCACTGGCTCCATTATAGGACGGCTCGCCCGAAAAGACAAGAGGAAAGGACGGAGGAATCACATGACAAATTATCAGGAGGAGATCCTGCGGATGGTGAAGGAGATCCGCACGCCGGAGATCCTGCGGAAGATCTACCGCGTCGTGCGGATGATGTACCGGGCGGAGGTGGGCCGATGAGCGCCGACGACCGCGCCCGCGTGCTGGCACTGCTGGAAAGTTTGTGCCAATTAGACCTGTACAAGGTGGAAATTTATGCCGAGACCCTGCTTGAACTGCGCGGAGGGATTGAAAAAGCCACAGAGCCGCGTTAAAATGAGAAAAAGAACCATAGGGAGGACGCGTCTATGCCACTGATCGGGTACAGGGACAACTGTCTTTACTGCGAAATGCACGTTGCGGGAGTAACGCACAAAAATGGCCGTCGGTCACGTCAAACCATCCTGCGGAGGATCTACTGGGAGGACGAGCCATACGACAGCTTTAGCGCCGAGCGGGACGTGGGGCCGAAGCTGACGGAGTTTGAGGGTCAACCGGCGGTCGAGATCTGGGTGCGCGGCGGCGAGGAGCCGGAAATGGTCGGCTATGTGCCGAAAACGGAGCTGCCCTTTGTCCTGTCCCACTGGGACAGATACGCCGGGGTCAGCTGCTTTGAAGTGTCAGGCGGAGGGACGGACGCGGACGGCGAAAGACTCAACTTCGGCGCGCGTCTCGTGATGCGCTTTCTGGCGACCGACGAGGAAAAAAAGGAATACGACGAGAAACACAAAGAGGATCTGGAAAAAGCCAAAAGACAAGAGATCGTCGACCGGGAAAGAGAGGCCAGAGCCGCGCGTGCCCGCGCCGCGATCCAAGACCGGGCGGAAGCCGAAAAACGCGCCGAAGCGGCGCGGAAACAGGCGGAAGCCGAGAAAAAAGAAAAACAGAAAAAGGACAAGATCATCGCGGCTGGGATCATCGTGGCGCTCATGATTCTGCTGAAACTGCTGTTAAAGTAACCACCAAACAGGGAAGACCCCCGGACACTACGTCCGGGGGTCTTCTTTTTGCGTTTGGCTGTCCAGATACGCCAGAAATGCTTCCGCCAGATCCGGCGGCATGTTGACCACGAACCTGACCAGCCGCTTCTTGGCCTCGCTCTGGCCCTCCATGGTGCGGGTGATGGACTGGATGTCGCTGCTCACCTGCGGGTCGATCATCTCCCCATCGCCGGTCTCCAGCCACCGGCGGGAGATACCGAACTCGGAGCAGATCAGGCGGAGCGTCTGGTCTGACGGGTTGTTCGTGCCGCTCTCAAGGAGCGACACGGCGGACATCCCGATACCGATCTTTGTGCCAAAGTCCTTCTGATTCAGCCCGGCTGCCTTACGTACAGCCTTGATTCTTTCACTTAGTGATGTCATGTTTACCTCCTTTCCTACTATATTATACCACAAAACTTCATTTAATCAATATTTTTTGTTCAAAAACCGTTGACAAACTTTATTTGATAAAGTATAATGTTCACGTAATCAAGAGAGGAGGCGGACAGGATGAGTAAAGACAGTATCGCCAGCGTCATCATGGCCAAGGCGGCGGAGATGACCGACCGGGAAGCGGAGCTGGCCATGGCGGTAGCCGCCGCCATGCAGAGCGGCTACGAGCTGGGCCGACTGAGCGCCCAGAAGGACGATAACAAGGCCAGCGCGTGACGCTGGCGGAGGGAGGGAATAGGACATGTTCAACCAAGCCCGATTCGACCTCATCCTCGCACTGACGGGGGAGAAGATGGTCGACGCGGCGGAGGCGATGGGGATCTCCATGGCCTCCCTGTACAACAAGCGCCATGGGAAAAACGACTTCACCAGCCGGGAGATCGAGGCGTTCTGCCGCCATTATATGGTCAGCCCCATGGACGTATTTTTCGAGGGGTTGGAGGACGACCTGCGCCGGGCCAAGGGGGCGAAAGCATGACGGAGCTGAGAATGAGGTCGTACCGCCAGCGGGCCGCGCTGAGAGCGTGGACAGGCCCGGCTATCTATCACGGCATCGAGATTATCCCCCGGACGGGCCTCAACCTGCTGCGCTACAAGCGCCGCCTGCGCCGGATGGCCGCGCCGGTGTGCCCGCCGGATAAGACTTGGGAGGTCGTGCTGCTGTTCATGGCGGCGGTGGGAATGTTTTTCTATGCTTTCCTGCGGTGGTGGTTCCTATGATAAAGAGCCATGACTTCCTCCATGCCGTGCCGGGCCAGATGGCGACCCGCTTTGACCTCGGGACTCACCTCTTTGCTTCGGAGGGGTCGATCAACGCGCACAACACCTACTGCGACCCCCGAAAGATCCGAAGCGTCAAGACGCTGGAAAAGTCGCTCTGTTACAACGCCCACTACCCGGTGGACATACGCGGGCGGAAAACGGCGGATAACGGGCGGACGAACCAACGGTGGACGCTGAACCTCGGAGCCTGTATCGAGTGCGAGAGCCCCTGCGAGTACGGGATGGAGCGGCTGCGGCGGCTCAAGATCCACGAGCTGCTGGAGCTGAGCTGCGGGGCTGACTGCCTCACCTGCCCGGAGCCCTGCCGGGTGTACAAGCTGGCCGTGGGGAAAATCGCGGCGGAGGAGATCCAGAAGGCCGTGAAACGGAAACAGGCCGAGGCATTCGCCCGGGCGGCGCTGGCTCAATATCTGCCGGAGGGCGCGAAACGCCAAGACCGAGAACAGCCCCCAAAAGGGAGATCCCACAGACGGAGACCCGCGACGGTCAGCGGTGCGGGCGTGGAATGGGCCGAAAAAAAGGGTGAGCGCAGCGAACCGAGGACGAGCACGGCGCGAAGCGCCAGCGCAGGACGAAGCCCACAACGCGCCGCAGGCGTGGAGTGGGCCGAGAAAAAGGAGGAGACCCCATGAGCACGATGGCCTTGGACACACAGGCCCGGACGATCCTCGCACAGGACACCGCCAGAGCCGCCATGAGGGCGATCCAGTCACCGGCCTATCTGAACGAGTGCGAAGCGTGGGCCCAGAAGTGGTGGGGCCTCCCCTACGCCGTCGTCCGTCGGAAGACCCCGGAGGAGCTGGAGCCCCAGCTGACGGCGTGGCTCGACACCCTGCGCCGCCCGGAGCCGGTGCTCTGCGGGAACGTGGAGGTCATCCCCTTTGAGCGGGGATAGGCTCGCATAGGGCCGAAGCCCACAACGCGCCAAAGGCGTGGAGTGGGTCGAACATGGGGCTGGGAGTTCATCAGGGAAAGAACGTCGCCGAAATGCGCGCGGCTGTGCTAACGCGGCGAAGGTGCGGGTTCGACACCCGCCCGCCCCACCACGGTGCGTCTGGTCAACGTGCCGGTTGTCAGTCCATCCTTGAGAGGGGGAAACTCTCCTTCCGTTGTGTGACAAAGCGGAAAGACGCTTGACGGCCCGGACAGACGGGCACTTCATGGGGCGCACGGTTTGGGCACGGGAACACAGGAATCCCGCACTGGCCGGTTCAACTCCGGCTGGCCCCACCAACCCCGGGCCGGACACACCCGGGTAGCACCTCAGGCGTGGGGTGCCATCACCTCCTAGGGGCATGACCCCGACCCTACCCCTTCACCATCTTTTCGGGGCGGGCGGCCCTCTGGCGCGCGGCGGACTGGTACGTCACCGGCGCTCTAAGAGGGCCTATTTTATGGGACCAAAAAAAGGCCCCGGCGAAAACGCCGAGGCCCGAACCAAAGGAAATAGGACTCTTGTATTATACCACGAAAAAAACGAGAAATCAAATCAAGGGAGGAAGGACAAATGGGCATGAACAAAGGGATGTACACAAGTAACAGCTGCGAATGGGAAACGCCGCTTGATTTTTTTAAGGTTCTGGATGCGGAGTTCCATTTTGACGTGGACGTATGCGCCACGCCGGAAAATGCCAAATGCACCGAATATTACACCAAAGCGGACGACGGACTGGAAAAAACGTGGAGGGGCTCCTGCTGGATGAACCCGCCATACGGACGCGAAATCGGAAAATGGATGAAAAAGGCATATGAATCCGCCCAAAGCGGTGCGACGGTGGTGTGCCTCGTACCTGCGCGGACAGATACCGGCTGGTGGCATGACTACGCTATGCGCGGGGAGGTGCGCTTTGTGCGGGGACGGCTTAGATTTAACGGGCTTAATTGCAGTGCGCCGTTTCCATCGGCGGTGGTGATATTTCGGGGGAGAGCGGATTGAAAAAAGGAGGAAGGACGATGGAACGAAGGAAATGCCGCCGCTGCGGATACCCCATGACGCGGATCATCACCCAGACCATAGAGCCGGGCGGAAGCCACTGGAAGGCCTGTTACACCTGTCTCAGCTGCGGCCACAAGATCGTGGCTGCGCCCGCTGGGAGCCGGGCGGAGGCGGAAAAGGGGCTGGAAGACTTTGCGGCCATGATTGACCAAGAATATAAGACAGCCGACACACAATCCGCCGCGCCAAGAAAGCCCCAAACGGCGGAAGCCGACCGGGCGCTGGCCGCCTACGGCCTCTACTGCCAACTGTGCGAGGCACTGACCGGGAAGCCCATTGCCAAGCTGGACGAGCTGCTGACCGCCGCAAAAAAGGCCCGGCGGGAGCAGGCTATCAGTGATGGCGCGTACAAACAGTGCGAAGCAGAAAACACCAAGCTGAAAGAGATGGCGGCGGAGGATATTCTGCGGGCGGCGCTGAGCGGCTACCCATGCAACAGCTGCGTGAACAATACGCTGGATGTGTTGTGCGACTGCGACTGCGCGGATTGTGAGCACCATTGCACGTGCCATGAGTGCCACGACAGCGAGAGCTATGTATGGAGGGGCGGGAAATGAGCGAACTGATCGAGCGCAAAGAAGCCATAGAAGCGATCAAAAAGTACGGGAAAGACGCGCTGTCTGCCGGAAGGAAGCATATTGACCAGGTGGATGACATCGTCGAGTTGTGTAACATGCTCGCCGCGCTGCCCGCTGTTGACGCTGCGCCGGTGGTGCATGGGGAATGGATAGGCGAATCTGATGGTTACGCCGACGGTGAACTGGTGTACGATGTGTGGAGTTGCTCAAAGTGCGATTACTGCATAGACGATGGCACAGACAATCCAGAGCTGTTGCCAAATTATTGCCCCAACTGCGGCGCGAAGATGGACGGGGAGGGAAAGAACGAATGACCGAACTAAAGCCGTGCCCGTTTTGCGGTGGATACGTCCACTTGGACGAGGCGTACAGTTACTTTCGCGATTTTGTACTTTATTGTGAGGGGTGCGATATGGTATTTACGCTTGATTCTTTCTGCGCGAGCAAAGAAGAATTGATTGAAGCATGGAATCAACGCGCCCAGTTAGAGAATGGAGAATGCCGAATGACCGAAACGCCGAAGTGCATCCATAACGGAGCCCCATGCTGTAGATGTATGCCAAACGGGCCATGCGCCGCCCCATGGCCGACTAAAAAGACGCAGGTGGAAGCCCTTTCCGCCGCCCTACACCGCGCCGAGCCGGAAATGCGGCCGCTGACGCTGGAAGAGGTGCGGGCGCATTGCGCAAAAGGGCCGGATGCCGAACCGCTGTGGGCAGAGTTAAAGGAAGAATGCGCTATTTCCAGATGGATTCTTGCGGTTATCCCACCTGATGTTTTCGACAGACCTGTCCTTTCCGAGTGGATAGCAACGGACAGAAGCGAAAAATACGGGAAAGAATGGCGCTGCTGGCCCCGGAAGCCTACGCCGGAGCAGATGGCGGCGGAGAAGTGTGAGGAATGAACCCTGAAAATACTGATAGCATGTGAAGAATCTCAGGCAGTATGCACTGAGATGCGACGCCTGGGACACGAAGCATACTCATGCGACCTGCAGGAGCCGTCTGGCGGGCACCCAGAATGGCACATCATGGGAGATGCGCTGGAATCGCTGAAGGGCGGGACAATCGTAACAATGGACGGAGAAACGCACTGCGTCCCAAAGTGGGATATGCTGATTGCTCATCCGCCGTGCACATATCTTACAAACGCGGGAGCCGTCCGGATGAGAGTAAACGGAGAAATTGTTTTGGAAAGATATGCAAAGGCCATGGAGGCAAAAGAGTTTTTTATGGCCTTCTGGACGGCGGACATTGACAGGATCGCCATTGAGAATCCAACGCCGATGCGGCTTGTGCAACTGCCGCCGTACTCCCAGGCGATACAGCCTTATGAGTATGGACATCCATACAGCAAGCGCACATGCCTGTGGATTAAAAACTTGCCGCCGCTGATCCCGACAAAAATCATCGCAGAGCACACGCCTTACGTAAACGGCGGATGCAAAGACGCAAATGGCAACTACAGGCGATTCCAGGGCCGCAAAGAACGCGACATGAAAACGCGCTCGAAAACATTCCCCGGCATCGCCCGCGCCATGGCGGAACAGTGGGCCGGAAAAGCGGAGGTTGAAACGCTATGACCTGCAAGCATATATCTGCCCTGCTGGTGCTGGCGCTGGCCGCTATCGCCCTGACCGTGTGCGCGGGGCTGGCCGCCGGGGTGAGCATGTGGCCGTGGATCGTCAGCTATTGGGCGGTGCTGACGGCCAAAAATATCGTGGACTGGATAGGGAGGGAAAAAGAATGACCATCAAAGGGCTGCAAAAGCTGATCGGAAAGAATGCCGACAACCTGACGCTCATCAACTGCTACGGAGGTGGGGACATGATCGTCCGCCAGCACCTGAGCGTGTGGGGGCGGGCGATCTACCCAATGGACGGACTGCCCGTCATGGACGAGGAGACGCTGCTGGCGGTGCTGGACGTGCCCCGGGAAAAGTGGAAAGACTGCCAAGTGCTGACGACGGACGCGGACAGCACCCTTCTGACGGCGATGATGGAGGACAACATGGACAGCGACCGCCCGCTGGAGGAGATGGGCATTCAGCTTATCACCGGCGGCGGGGAGTACAAGTTTCTGCTGGAGCCGCTGCGGGACGAGTGCTATGCCATCCGCCCGGAATACCTGAAGCCCATCGGACTGACCAGCGAGCACACGTACTGGCTGCGGGAGACCGGCTGGGACGACAAGACCGGCGAGGCCAAGCGCGTGATCGTCGTCAAGCTGGGGATGCAGAACGTGGCCGCCATCGCCCAGAACATCGACTGGGGAAGCGACGAGAAGACCGCGGCCCAGCTGGGCCGGATCTGCGACAAGGCCCGCGCCATCCAGCGGGAGCGGGCGCTGTATGCCGGGGAGGAAAAAGAGGAATGACCATCACCGAGGCCACCCGCCGAGCCATGGCGGAGGGAAAGAACATTGCCCGGCGCTGGTACGACCGGCGGATCATCATCAAGCCGGAGACCTCGCCGGACTGCTGCCTGATCTGGGTGGAGGGAAGCAGGCGCCCGCCCGCCGTGCGGTGGAACCCGGACGCGGACGACCTGATCTCCGACGCGTGGGAGGTCACGGGTGACTGGTATGAACCGTGACCCTCTATATATAGTAGAAACACATGCGGAGCCTACAGATAGTGCCGAGCCAAGCGCCCCAGAAGGACGCGGGCCGACAAAACGAATCCCTCTCTGCTGCCAGCGCTGCGCCCACTACCGCCCGACCTTCTATCTCAAGATCGGGCGGGAATGCGCGGCCTTCGGTACGGTGGCGGGGGTGCTGGACGACAAGTGCGGGTTTTACGCGCCGAAATGACGCGGGGCGGATAGCGCCCTATACGACCCTGTAACACAATTAACTATACGCACATATGCACGGGTATGCATATATTAGGAGGGCGACCATCGGGAGCCGAGGCCGAGGACAGCCGCAAAGGCTCCCGGAGGCCGAAGCCCGCGACGCGAAGCGGGGCGGGCCGACAAAAGGGGAGGGGGTACGCCATAGGGCGACCGGGGGAAACGTCAGGTTTCCCCCACTCGCCCTTGGCCCTCCCGGGAGAAAGAACCAAAGGAGAAGAAAGGGACATGGGCTATTACGAGAAACGGATCCAGTCGGGGCCGTATCTGGAGGTGTACCGCTACCATGCCCTGCGGTCGCCGGGGAAACAGACCCCAAGGGGCCCGGTGGAGCGGGACACCACCGAGTATCAGGAGGAGCTGAACTCCGTCGCCGCGTGGAAAAAGCTCCTCCGGCTGGTACTGTGTAATTTCAGCCGGGCGGCGGGGGATCTCTTCGTCACCGTCACCCACCGGGAGCGGATCACCGAGGCGGACGCGCTCCGGGAGGAACGGAACCTGATCGCCAGGCTCAAGCGGATACGGAAGCGGCTGGGCCTCTCCGAGCTGAAGTATATCGCCGTGACGGAGGAACAGGGGCGCTGGCATACCCACCTGATCCTAAACGGCGGCCTGACGCTGGATCAGCTGGTCAGGGTCTGGGGAGACCGGGGCCGGGTAGCGGTCTCCACGCTGGAAGACCAGAACAACTACCGGGAGCTGGCCCGTTACCTGACGACCGACCACAAGGAGTGCCGCCGGAAGACGGACGAGCACGGCGACCCGGCACCCAAGACCCCGCGGAGGAAATATCAGCGCCGCTGGCACGCCAGCCGGAACCTTGCCCGGCCCGTGGAGAAGGTCAAACCAGCGCCAAAGCCCCGTCTGGGCGAGCCAAAGCCGCCCAAGGGCTACCGGCTGCTGCCGGACTGGCGCTTCGGCGTGGACGTGCTGGGCTATTACTACGTGGATTACGCCTGTATGGCGGAGAAATGGGAGCCGAAACCGCCGAAGGGAGGAAAACGGAATGCCAAAAAATCCAAGGGAAGCCATCCCCGAGCCGACGGAAAGCGTGGAACAACAGCGGCTCTTCCAGTGGGCGCGGATGGCGGCGGGAGCGCGCCCGGAGCTAAACCTGCTCTACCACATCCCCAACGAGGGGAAAAGGAGCGTCAAGACCGGGGCCCGGATGAAGGCCGAGGGGCTGAAAAAGGGCGTGCCTGACGTGTGTCTGCCGGTGGCCCGGGGCGGCTGCCACGGCCTGTACATCGAGCTAAAGCGGGAGCGGAGCGGACGGGCGACCCCGGAACAGGTGGCGTGGATGGACGCGCTCATGGCGGAGGGGTACGCCGTCAGCCTGTGCCACGGCTGGGAGCGGGCGGCGGAAGCCATCGAGGCGTATCTGGAGGGAGGCGGGGAGAGTGGAAAGTGAACATCCCTACAGACCTGAAACCCAAAAGCCGCCGAATCCTGCCAAGGAGGCCCTGCGGGGCTACCGCTCCCTGCTGCGCCAGCGGGAGGAGGTAGAGCGGGAGGTGGAGGAGCACTACGCCCGAGCCACGTCCTGCACGGTGCGGCTCAAGCCCTACAAGGCGGCGGGCGGCGCTGCCAGCTATGACCGCATGGCGGAGGACGCGATGAGCGCCGCGGATGCGCGTCAGGAGCTGGCCGCTCTGGACGAGGCGCTGGCCGCCGAGCTGCGCCGCCTCCGGGAGATGCTCACATGGCCGGAGACGGCCAACCAGCGGGAGGTCATCATCCGGCGCTACCTGCGTGGCCAGCGCTGGGAAGCCGTCGCCGCCGCCATGTGCTGCGACAAGGTCACCGCGTGGCGCTGGCACGGCGACGCGCTGGTCACGATTAACGCCAGACTGGCGGAGGAACGGAAGGAAACGTGAAGGAGGGAACATCATGGAGATCATCATCAAGGGGATCGAGGAGATCCGGCCCTATGAGAACAACCCGCGCGTCAACGACGGAGCCGTGGGCGCGGTGGCCGAAAGCATCCGGGAGTTTGGATTCCAACAGCCCATCGTGGTAGACCGGGACGGCGTGATCATCGCCGGTCACACCCGTTACAAGGCCGCGAAAAAGCTGGGGCTGACAGAGGTGCCCGTCGTGGTGGCCGGAAAACTGACGGACGAACAGGTCAGGGCCTACCGGCTGGCCGACAACAAGACCGGCGAACTGGCCGAGTGGGATTTCTCCGCCTTGGAGGAGGAGCTGGCCGGGATCGGCGAGCTGGATATGAGCCTGTTTGGGTTTGATAACATCGAAGAGCTGCAAGACGTTGAACCGATCGATCAGGTCGGGAGCACAACAGCGGCAATGGAACACAAAATGATGATCGACAAGCAGACAATAGGCATGACGGAGGAAGAATACGCCGAAATAACAGAAAAACTGGAACGTTACGTAGACCTGAATGGCGTTAGTTTCGGTTTTGTGAGGAGTTTATTGCATGATTGATTTTATCGGCATAGACAAAATCAAACCAGCAGAGTACAACCCGCGTAAGATCAGCGAGAAGCAGAAAGAACAGCTCATGGAAAGCATCCAAGAGCTGGGATTTGTTATGCCTGTGATCGTTAACAAGGCGAATAACGTAATTATTGCGGGCCACCAGCGGACAAACGCGGCCAGACAACTTGGACTTAACGCTGTACCGGTGCAATTCGTCGAAAATCTGGACATCGGCGACGAAATACGCTTCAACCAGCTCCATAACGCCAACGCGACAAACCCCAGCAGCGCAAAATACACCGGTAAGCCTTTCGAGGGGTACGCCGAGAAACCAGCGGACGAGTTCAGGCCCATCACATCAAACGCGGAAAGCGTCAAACAATTATGCATCATGATGCTGAAATATGGGAATGTGTTCAGCTGCGTTGTCGAGGGTGAAAGCGTCATTTGCGGGGGGGATTACGTCAAAGCATGCTCATTGCTGGGTAAGCCGGTGACCGCTTACGGATTGGAGAAAAAGGACGATCAAGGATACCTGAACAAAGAATACGGCGTGTATTCCTATGACAGCCTGAAACGCAATACCTACGTGCAAGGCTTGGCCCAGCTGTATAGAGACCCGGAGAGGCAAAAGAAGGGGAAAAAGCCGTACAGTAGTATGCTGTACGAAACCATGGTGCTCCCTTATTTGCAAGACAAGCCGCAACTGTCAGTGCTGGATTTCGGCTGCGGCAAGGGTGGTTACATCAGCCAGCTGGCAAAACACAGGCGAGCCGTCGGCATTGAATTTTTCAACAACAACGGTGCGGTCATCGACGTGGCGGCCGGAAATGCAATGATCGACAGGCTCTGCAGGGAGATCGAGACCAACGGGCCGTTTGACGTTGTTGTGTGCGACAGCGTCATGAACAGCGTTGACAGTCTGCAGGCCGAAAAAAGCGTGATGGGATGCCTTAACCTGTTCGGGATTGGCAAGTGCTTCATCAGCGGCAGGCCACGAGACAGGGCGGAGGATAAGCTGCGGTCAAAGCGATCCATAACCCTGAGCAAAAGATTCTCGGAGTTCATGGATGCCGACGGCTTCACGGCCACATACCGCAAAGGCAACTGGTATTATCAGCACTACCAGACAAAAGAGCAAGTCCAAGACCTTGCAAAGCAAAACGGCTTTGTGATCGACGCCATGGCATGGGGCAAACATGGGGACAGCTATCAAACGGCCATGCACAAAACAATGCAGCTGCCAGACGATGATCTGATAGCTGCATTGAGCTTTGAGTTTGACCTGCCGCTGCCCAGCGGCAGGAGCTACGGCAGACAGGCGGACATTATAGCGGCTTGCCGTCGCGCTGGCTTGCTGCATAGTGATGGGCAAACTGCCAGTTGCGGCACGTGCAGAACGCCTTGACGCTGCAATGCGGGTCGCCTGCGTCAATATCTTCCGACCCGAATGTAACTCGTCTTGCGCCCTCGATTACCACATGAACGCCGTTGTGGTCGTCAACGACGGTGGAACCGGCGCACGGTACTACGGCCAGATGGTAGTTCAGCTCATACTTGAAGCTGCTTGACACGCCGCAGAGGTAGTAAACACCATCGCCAAGCTCCAAGTCATGCGCCTCGGTGACACCGCCTTTGATATGACGATCATAGGGGCCGAGCAGACAACGAGCGCAGTGCTGAGACAAATCGACACCATCGACTCTTTTAAGCCATAAATACCGGAATGGAGAGGTGACATTAAGCTGGATCAGTTTCATACGATCGCTCCTTTCGTTTGGAACTTTACAGCTAAAATCGTTATGTGTCAACGGTTTGAAACAGAACAACGCGAAAAAATCCAGCGGGCGAGGGAGGCACTGCGGAAAACGAACAGCCCGTACCCGCGGCGAGACCTGACAAAATACATCATCCGAACCGAGCGGAAGATGAAAGGTTGCAACGCCATGCAACGAAAATACTGATATACTGATATCAGCGGGATCACACAAGGGAGCGGCCTCACGGCTAGCTCCCTGTTTTGTTGGAGGCGGCTATGGATGTAAACCGTATGAAATACGCTGAAAAGAATCCACACTACGACCGAGCTCGCCACAAAGCGTGGCGCGAGAAGGTGCTGCGCCGTGCTCATGGCCTGTGCGAGGAGTGCGCACGCTATGGCCGCGTCGGTAAGGATGGGTTGCCGATACCGGCGACCGTCGCCCATCACATCCAGCACCTCGACGAGCACCCGGAGCTGGCCTACGTCGTCGCCAACGGCCGCGCCCTGTGCGCTGATTGCCACAACCGCGCTCACCCGGAAAAGGGTGGACGGAGGTAACCCCCCCACCCCTCCACTCCCATTTTGGGAGGGTGGCCGACCGGGGGCGGGCCTCTCTTATATGCGCGGGGGATTTTTAAGGAGAGGGGGTAAAGCCGAGTTGGAGCCAAAAGCTTCCAATGACGCGCGCGCGCGAGCGCGCACGGACAAAG